CATGTACTCGCCGTACCGGTAATATCATGATTCAATGCTTTGCACGTCCCAATTCAGGAATAATTGAAATCACAAAATTGAGTGATGCATTACTTGCCCATTTTGAATATTTCACAATCGAACACTTAGAATGTTTGAATGGTCAATCCATCTATGCGGGTAAAGATGCTGATTTCATTCAGTATAATGTGAGCATTGGGTACAAGGTGAATTGATATGTCATGTATGCTGACTTTAGAAGAAATCGAAATTAAACGGCAAGAGCTGGAAAGACATCTTGAAGATGTTATGGCTGTTGAACTGAAGAAGTGGCAAAGCGAAAATAAGCTATGTGTTTCCGATGTGAATATACGCTTGGCTAATGTTGATTGTCTCGGAGGGCCTAAACATAACGTTGTTACTGGAGTAAGTGTTGATTTAGATTACAAACCTTAAATTACTTTAATTAAATGACCGCTAAGAAGCAGTTTTTTACGTCTTTCTACTACCACCTCATCGGTGGTTTTTTTATGTCTATAGGAATCACTTATGAGCAATTTTGTTTTTAAGCGTGGTGACACATTCAACTTGAACTTGCAGCTGGTTGATATGGATGAAACCCTGCAGTATCCACCGGATGATGTTCGCCGTGCAATTGATCTAACCGGTTACACCTTTACTTCACAGATTAAAGCTTTGGCTGATGGAGCAGCTGTAGCTACCTTGACTTGTGCTGCATTAAATCAAAGTACACAGAAGGGATGGCTGAATATTAAATCTAGTGCAAGCACTGCAACTTGGCCTTTAGGGCTGTGTCAGATGGATATTAAAGCTGTAGTTAGTGGTACTACGCAGCACACTGAAACTTTGACTTTCCAAGTGATTGACGGGGTAACAGCATAATGGCAAATCTTGTTTTTAAATTTAGTTGGGATCACCGGCCATTCCCGTATAACTCGGCTCAGGGAAAACGGCAATTCATGCTGCCATTCGCTTCAGGCATTCCTAATCTGGCACCAAACTTTTCGCAGGTCCAAGGTACTGCTGCAGTCTCTCAAGGTGGTACTGGGGCGACAACTGCACTAGATGCTCGAACTAACTTAGGGCTTGGTAGTGCCGCGACTAGAAATGTTGGTACTACAGCTGGTAATTTGATAGAAGTTGGCGGTTTTGGAATTGGTGGAGTAGGCCAAACTTTTGAAAGAAAAATGATTACGGGAGTAAACCTAGATTCTGTCGTTAGCTATGTATTGTTATTTCCTTATTCTGTCAGCAGCTCACCCAATCGAAACATGTTTGGTGAGCTAGTGTTTTCGAGGGGTGATTCAGGCTCAGCAAATCAACATTCGAGAACTTTAGTATCAATTCAGCAAGCATATGATCGTGTTACAGCTCGGTTTATTAGTATTGGTGTAACAACTCATATTTCAGGTATGGCTGTAGTTAAATATCAAAATGTAGACTATGTTGCCATTCGAAGAACAGCAAGTTCTTCAACATCGGCATTTAGATATTTTTCCGGTATTTCCAATATTACATCTGATAATTATTTAGTTACTGTTCATACAGATGACGTTGTTATTGTCAGTGAGATACCTGTTGTAATTGAGCAGCTAAGAACATCTGCGAATACTTCTGTGGATTCCAACGGTTTCATAAAAGCAGCATCACCAGTAGTTAAGCTATTTAACGACCATATCGAGCTCAATAATGATGCAAAAAAACAGCCGATTGAATTTAAGAGAATTGATGTTGGTGATTATTTACTAGAAGGTTCTTTAGGCTTTGCTCAGGAAGGCTGGTATATCGAAGTACCGAAAGATGCAAACGGCAACACAATCGTCGCAGTAGTGTATGACACCCTAGAAAATGGTGACATCTCAATTAAAACTTACAAGCGTAAGTTTGATTTTGAACTTGCTGCTGTTGTGGCAGATCACGAGAACCCAATGGACATTCCAGAAGGCCGCTGGATTGATATCCGTCTGCATGAAGAACCTGAACCAGAACCTGAGGTTGAAGAAACTTTGAGTGAAACACCAGTGGATTTCCAGCCTACTAACTTATCTCAGGCAGTTGCTGCAGCCATGAATGGCGTGGAACCGCCAGAAATCTCAGACACAGACGAAACACTTTAATAACCCGCTTAAAAAGCGGGTTTTTTATTGCCTAAATTTTGGAGAACCATAAATGAGTTCAGGCGCAAAAATTCGATTATATGCTTGTGAAGAAGCAGTTTTAGGAACAACTCCAGCAAACCCGATCTGGTACACAGTTCGCCGTGTAAGTGATGGTTTATCTGAAAATGTTTCTACTGAAGAAAGCAGTGAAGTGGTTGATTCACGTTTTCGACAAGGTGGGGTAGTTACTGAAGCAGAAGTAGCAGGTCAGTTAGAGTTTGAATTATCACTTGGAACATTTGATCTATTCCTAAGTGCTTTAGCCTTCAATAATTGGGCGGGTAACGCTTTAAGTTTTGGTGGTACGGTACGTAAGTCATTAACGTTAGTTAAAGTTTTCGAAGATGTTGGCCAAGTCTTTATTTATCGTGGAGTACAGGTTAATTCTGGTGAAATTACTATCCAGACCACTGGAAAAATTACTGGTAACTTTGGTCTTGTAGGTAGCTCGTTTACTCGTCAGCAAACTAACCCTGTAGTGAATCCGGTTGCAGCTTCGACTCGTCCGCTTGTCAGTATGCCGAACGTGGAAAACTTGCTTGTAAACGGCCAGTCAATTCAAGGCAAAGCATGTCTACAGTCTTTGACCATTTCTATTAACAATAACCTTGAAGCAATCCGTTGTATCGGATCTGGTAAATACACTCCAGAGTTTTATTTAGAGAAGATGATGGATATCGAAGCGAATGCTTCATTCATGTTCTCGGCCACAGCTGCTGGTTGGATTGATGCAATCAAAACCCGTGATGTGTTTACACTGACCTTCGACATCAGAGACAGCAAAGGAAGTAAATATTCGTTCAACTTCCCGCAATTGGAAGTCATGGAAGCCAATCACCCGGATGGTGGTGGTGATGACATCATTACTGTAGATATCAACTTTGCCCAAGTTCGTACAGCGCCAACAATTGTACGCGCTCTTGTGTAATCAACTTATTCAGTAACAAAGCCTATGGAATCCCATGGGCTTTTTTATTTCTCAAAATTAGAGGTTGTTATGGCTTTAAAAGTCGGAATTATTAAAAGCTCGGACGTATCAAAATGGTGTGAATATAAGGGTTCTGATGGAGAGGTACAGGCTGAGTTCAAAGTCCGTGGTATCGCATATAAGCCTTTTCAGGTAGCTATTGAACGAGCAGGAAACCAGATCTCGTCTAAAGGCTACGATGTAATGGTCAAAGATGAAGATGCCAAGCTTTACCATGAATTGTTAATGGATGCATGCGCCGCCCACTTAATCGAAGACTGGAAAGGTGTGGTATTTGCCGAAATCGTAGACGATAAAACGGTTGAATCTGAAAAGCCCTATACACCTGAGAATGCTTCAAAGCTTCTTAATCTTGGTGATATTGGTATTTCAATCTGGCTATTCATTAAAGAACAGGCCCAGAAGATTCAGGAAGAAGCCGACAAGGACAAGGCTTTAATTCTGGGAAAGTCATCGAGCTCTACAAATACCAAAAAACGTATGCGTCGAAAACGCCGCACGAAATCGAGCAAATCAAGTTCTTAGGTGGCCGTATTCCGGATCCGCCAGAATATTCGTATGCGGCCGACTCTATTCTTTCGGCATTTAGTACTATTGCCAGATCCAGACGGTATGAGCAGGGCATCCCGTTATCTTTAGATCAGCAGGCAATCAATGTCTATGCAGAGCATAATGATTTACCCGTGGCTGCTCATATTTTTAATGACTGTATTTTTGCGTTGGATAACTTGTTTTTAGATGAAGCCCATAAAAAAATAAATTCCAAGTCCTCAAAAAAGTAACCCTAGAGTTATTTACATATAATAACTCTAGGGTTATTATTATCTCATCAAGTTAATAAGGGATTGGTGTGAAAAGTCTGGATTTAATCAAAATGATTGAAGCAGATGGTTGGTATGAGGTTAGGGTTTCAGGAAGTCATCATCACTTTAAACACCCAACCAAAAAGGGGTTAGTTACAATCCCACATCCTAAAAAGGATTTACCAAACGGAACTGTTAAAAGCATTTTGAAACAAGCGGGTCTAAATTGACCCGCTGTTTCCCGACTTTAAATACTATATCCCTTACAACTAATCATAACGCAGTGGGCGATATGTTTATGCCAAGGGCATGGAGTGTTGAGATGTTATATCCAATTGCAATTGAACGAGGATCAGATACTGAGGCATTTGGTGTCACTGTTCCTGATATTCCAGGTTGTTTTAGTGCTGGTGACACACTTGAAGAAGCTATTGAGAATGTTAAAGAAGCTATTTCAGGCCATTTAGAAATATTGGCTGAAGATGGTGAGGAAATCCCATTAGCTTCCGAACTAGTTAAATTTGTCGATGATCCTGAATATAAAGGAATGATCTGGGCGGTTACCGAAGTTGATGTTAGTCGTTATCTGGGTAAACCAGAAAAAATCAATGTTACTTTACCAAGCCGTTTGATTCGTAAAATTGATGAGAATGTAGGTAAAGGTAAGAGATATACTACTCGATCGGCTTTCTTGGCTGCTGGTGCTGAAAAACTTTTACATGCATAGCCTGATTTAAAAGACCACCTTCGGGTGGTTTTCCTTTATGTGACATTTAGTAACCAGTTTGTTAAAGTTAGTACACTTTATAACAAACGGTAAAAACCATGAAACAAGTCATTTTAAGTCTTTTATTAGTTTTAAGCTCATTAAGTGTTGCGGAAGCAGGTAGAGGGAGACAACCGTGCTCTGGTAAGAAAGGTGGGATAAGTCATTGCGATGGTAGTAAGTTTGTTTGTAATGATGGTTCCATCAGTGCTTCTAAAAAGATCTGCTCTAGATAGGTGATGTGATGGGATTGAATTTTAGAAAAAGTATAAAAATTGCTCCTGGAATCCGTGTCAATATTAGTAAAAAAGGGCTATCAAGTGTTTCTGTGGGTGGGAAAGGTGCACGTGTAAATGTAAGTAAGAAGGGTACTCGCACAACAGTAGGTATTCCAGGTACTGGTTTATCTTATTCTAAGTTCTCTAGTCATACTAAGAAAACGACACGTAGAAGAGAACCTGATTTTAATAATCCAGATAATGTATGGGGTTACCCTAAATCTGAATGGATAATCAGTGGAGTTATTTTATTTATAGCTTTAATAATTTTTATTTGGATTATTAGCTAATTTTAAGGTGTTGATATTGGGTGCATTTTATATGAAAAAGATTATTTTATTAAGTTTGGTTTTTGGTTTGGTAGGGTGTGAAAGCAAGGAGGAGAAGCAGGCAAGACTTAACTTGGTGGTAAAATCATTTTCTGAGGAGATTGTTAAGCAGGATTTAATAGATCCAAGCTCCGCCATGTTTTCAAACCAGAAAGGTTTTTGTGGTGAGGTTAACTCAAAGAATCGAATGGGTGGGTATGTTGGTAAAACTAGATATATTGTGCTTAATAATAAAACGGTACTCTTTGAAGATGAAAACAATATAGCTAATCAACAATTTTCAAGAGCGTGGTCTGAAATTTGCAACCAACAACCAAAATTTAATGACAAGGATGAATTAATACCCCCAAACTTCAAAATACCTGAACCTAAATATAAGGATGCTGAATATCATTTTTCAGCAAAACATGCTACAGCAACACCATCTAGCCTAACAGTTGGTGAGGGTTTTAAATACATCTATCCTATTTTAAGACTTGGATGTGAGGGTGGCACAACATCTATAAGTTTATGGTCACAAAGACACTTGTCTTATACAAGTGAAGATTATGTTTTTGTTGAAACAGACAAAACAACAGAAGCTCAACCGATAAAGGTCCGTAGTGAAGAGGACTGGCAGGATTTTGGCGAGAATGAGGAGTTGGTTAGTCTAATTAAGTCGGCAAATAAACTAAAGATTTTCTTTAAAACAAGCGATGGCGGGATTTCATTACAAGAATTCAACCTTGTCGCACTAAAGGCGGGCATGAGAAAGCAAAATAATGCATGTGGGTGGAATAAGTTTTAATAAAAGCACCCTAGGGTGCTTTTTCATATAGTGGTAATTATATTGAACTTATTCTATTTTTTTTAAAGAATCCAATTCCTTTTCCAATTTTTCAATTCTTTCTAAAGCGTTAACAGCATCAATAAAACGCAGCACTTTTTCCATATTGATTGAACGTGGTAATTCAAAGCTTTGCTCAAGCCTGTATTGAGCTTCAGCATTAATTGATCGGCCACTCTCAGTTGCGGCTTGCTTAATCTTTTCTTTCAATTCCTCTGGAATGCGTAGATTAAATTGAATATCAGCCATTATATTACAACTAAATTGAAGGTTGTTAGCATTATGCTATCAAAAAATATTGACATCAATATTAGCATATTGCTAACATAGCAAAACGCTAACATTTGATGTGAGACTATAAAGGAGAAATTATGAATGTTGTACAAATGAATACGCGGATGCCTGAGGAGCTAAAAGAGTTTTTGTTAGAGCAGGCAAAGAAAGAAGGGCGCTCTCTGAATAACTACTTAGTGAGACATTTTGAAGAGCTTAAAAAGAAACTAACGCGAGAGAGTGCGAAAGCATGAAATCAATAGGCAACAAAAAAGCCCATGATCTTGGCGGACAGGGCTTAATTGATGTCGCAATCTACAGGAAAGACAACATGTCTAATTTAACACAAAACTTTTTAAATCCAAATAATAAGCCATTAGTTATTGGTGAATTTACTATTCGCCAAGATGAAGATGGGCGTTATTGCTTGAATGACCTTCACAAGGCTAGTGGAGACTTGGCTAAACATAAGCCTGCTAACTTTTTGCGTAATGAGCAAACGCAAGAATTAATCAAAGAAATCGACAGCTTCTCAAATATGAGAAGCTCAGAAAACGACCACCCCTCAAATATGAGGAGTGCTGTAAAAGTGGTCAATGGAGTTGGGACATTTGGAGTAAAAGAACTAGTTTATGCATATGCAATGTGGATTAGCCCTAAATTTCATTTAATGGTAATTCGTGCCTATGATTCACTTGTGATGGAATGGTTGCTTAATGGAAAACAAACTATCTCACCAGAACAAGCTGGCATTCTTTATAACATTGTTCATACAAGAGCAAAAGGTAATAAAAATTTGATTGTGCAAATGTGGAGTCGCTTAAAGAATCACTTTAAATACTCAGCAAGTTACCGAGAATTGAGAGCGATTCACTTTGAAGATGCTAAGCATTATTTAGAAGTTATGGATTTAAAGGCAAAACCAGAGGAAAAGAAACCTCAAGATCCTTTATTTGATAAAGACGCCTATGAGATGGTTCGCAAACTTACTGAAGCAGTCATCATAGAAAATGATGAAATCGTTCCAGTTCTGCTTGCTGTAAAAATGCTTGATATGAAGAAGTTCGCGTATTACTCACACTTAGTAGTGAAAGCGAATGAAGCAGCACGAGATATTGCTAGATTGTTGGATTTCAGGAACCTACAAAATGAGCCGTTGATCGATGCAGACTGTTCGGTGATAGCCATGTCTAATGGACAAAGATTTCTAGCACGACCGAACTGGTTTAACTGCCCAGCTTAGTAATTATTTTTAATTTAAACAGAGCCCACTCATTTGAGTGGGTTTTTTAATGCCTAGAGGAAAGTAAAGATGGCACAAGAATCCCGTTTGGTCATTGTTATTGATTCGCAAAATGCTGAACGTAATGCGCGTAATCTAGGCAATGAACTTGTTAGCATTGAACGTAAAGGTGAATTTGCATCTAAGTCTATGGACAGCTTGTCTGTAGCCACCAGAGCTTTAGCTGGACACATGGCTGGTTTATTAACAGTAGGTTCAGCCATTTCAAAGATGGATACATATACTGGATTACAAAATCGCCTTAAGTTAGTCACTAACAATCAAGTTGAACTAAATAAAGCAACGGAAGACACTTTCCGAATTGCTCAAAAAACCTATTCAGCTTGGGATTCTGTGTTACAGGTTTACCAGCGTTTTAGTGATAATGCCAAAACTTTAAACCTCACAATGGATGACACAGCACGTTTAACTGAAACAGTTTCTAAAGCTGTAGCAATTAGTGGTGCAAGCGCAGAAGCTGCTGATGCAGCTTTAGTTCAGTTCGGGCAGGCCTTGGCTAGTGGAACGTTGCGTGGAGAAGAACTTAATTCTGTAATGGAGCAAACCCCAGCACTAGCAAAGGCTATTGCTAAAGGTATGGGTATTACTGTAGGTGAATTACGTTCAGTAGCTGCTGAAGGAAAAATCACTTCACAGGAAATCGTTAAAGCACTTAAAAATGTCCAAGATGAAGTTGATGCTCTTTTTGCTAAAACTGATATAACAATCGGGCAGTCTCTCACACTCCTAAACAATGAAATTACTAAATTTGTAGGAGAGGCTGGTAAAGGAAGTGGAGCAGCACAGGCTTTATCAGGATCGATTCAGTTACTAGCAAATAATTTGAATTTAATTGCAGACAGTGCATTTGCCATAGGTATTGGCTTAATGACAAAAGCCGTTTTAACAAAAACGGTTGCTGTACAAGCGAGTATTGCTGCGTCAACCAAACAAGTGTTTGCCACAATTGCTGAACGTAATGCAAATATTGCAGCAGCAAAAGCTGAAGTGGAATCTGCGCTTGCCGAAGCACAAAGTACGCAGGTGACACTAACGAACATCAAAGCTACTCATGCTCAGATCATGGCAGAAATAGAACTCGAAAAAGTTCGTTTAAAAGCCCAAATCACTGAACAAGGTCGCACGGCTACCATCACACGAATGGCTCAGCTAGGACGATTACAAGCTCAAGTTGCGTTAGAGGTTGCTGCTGCGGAAACAGCACAGTCTGCAGCTTCATCTAGATTATCAGCAGCCTTAACAGCGCAATCTGTTGCTACTAGCCGTTTAGCTTTAGCAAAGTCAGCGCTTATGGCGATTTTTAGCCCAATGGGTTTAGCAATTGCAGCAACAGCCGCATCTTTCTATTTACTAAGCAGCAGTTCGGATGAAGTCAAAGAGTCTCTTGCAACACAATCTGACTCGGTTAGTGATTTAACAGATAAGTACATAAAGTTAAATACTGTGCAAGCATTAACAGAGGGTGTGCGGTTACGCAAAGAGATTGAGCAGCAAAATGATGCAATTGATGATGCTAGTGGAGCTATCAAACGTTTTGCTTATATCCAAAAGGAATTATTTAAATTATCTGGCAGTGATTATGAAGATTATCAAAATGCCATTAAGTCTATTGCTACAGGTGCAAGCGATGCAGGTGATCTCTTAAAAAAGATGATTTCATCTGGTCGTTTTAGTCAGAATCAAATTGATAAACTCATTGAGTTCTCTAGTGCAGTAGCAGAATCAAAAAATAAGATTGAGCAAGGTAATACTGCTCTAAAACTCTTAAATGCTACTTCTAGACAACATGTTGAGGTAACGGCCGAATCAATTAAGCAATTAACAATTCAAACAAACTTAACAAAAGTCGCTACTCAAAATTTCACTGACATGAAAACACAAATGCTTGATTCATTACGAGCACAAGTGGAATTCATTCGGTTAAATGGTGGTAGCGAAGAACAAGTTAAATCGTTGAATAAGGTAATTCAGGCATATTCTTTAAATCAAATTTCAGCAACTGATGCTGTGAGTAAGTTCAATAGTACAGCCAAAATTCCTGCTGAAAATATCAAGGGGTTACAGGATCATGCTACTAAAACGGATCAGTCTAAAATTGCGTTGAATCAGGCTAATGCAGAGCTAAAGAAACAGAATGACTTGCGTAATGAGTATCTAAAGCAACATCAAACTGTACTTGCTGCTCAACAAGGAGAAACAAATGAATTAAACAACCAAGTCGCTGCTCAAGAAAAGTTAAATAAGTTACGAGACAACGCCAACAAAGATATTCTGAAAAATGATTTTCTTATAAAAAACACTAAGGCATTTGGTGGTGGCGAAAAGGGTCTTGATAAGGCGCGTGCGGCATCAGAGTTTTATACCGACAATAAAATTCCGATGACTAGAAGTTTAACTAGTCAGGAAGCTGCAATTTTTGAGGCTTGGTATAAGAAGCAGAAGGAAGCCAAGGACTTACAAGAAAGTATTACCGAATCTAGCAGAAAGCAAACCAAGGAAAGTGAGAAAAAACTTAAAATCACACAAGCTGAATTGGAAGTAGCCAAGCGATCTGCTGCTTTAATTGAATCGAGTGGTTTAGGTAAATATGCTGAAAGCAAAGGGATACCATCAAGTGTAATTGCAGGCTTATTGGCTCAAGAATCTCAAGGTATTCGAGAAGCTAAGAGTCATACTGGTGCAATAGGATATTTTCAAACAACCAGTGGTTATCGTAAACAGAACAATATGTCTGTTGCTGATAGTTATGACTTGGAAAAGTCGGGCAAAATTGTAATTGATAATATCGCCAAGGTTTATGAAAAAACAGGTGACTTGGCTCAGGCAATACTTTCCCATAATGCAGGTGAGGGTGGAGCAAGACAGTTTACTAAAACTGGCAAGGTTAAAGGCAGTGCAGAGCGAAATAAGGAGGTTTCGCAGTATGTAGCTAAGGTTTCAAGGTATTCCGATATCATTGCTGGTGGTGTTGGCAAAGGCGGTTTATCCGATGGTGATAGCGATAGAGCCTATGGAAAGCAAATCAAGGCACGTTTAGAGTTAGTTAAGCAAGGTCTAAACCTTCAAGAGCAATATGAGGAGGAGCAAGCGAAGCGAACCAAGGCTCGTAACGAAGAAATTAACCTTGCGCAACAAACGGGTCAAACAGCCTTAATTCCTAAAATCAAAGAGCGATATAAAGCTCAAGATGAACTCGCCAAACTTCAGCAAGATTTTGAAGTGAATGGTTATAAGTGGACTGAGAAGCAAAAGCTTGAGTACACATATGAAACCAATTCTTTGCGATTAGTTGCTGAGGGTAAACTCTCTGAAGATCAAAGAAAGGTTGCTTTAGGTGGCCTGGAATTGCAAAAACAGCAAGAGTTAGGGTTATTAAAACTAGCTCAGGAACAGCGGTTGTTTCAAGCCCGTTTATCTCTGCTTTCTGAAACGCAAGCCATGCAGGAACGTTACAGACTCGAACGGGAGGAAATTCTTAAGAATACCAAGCTTTCTATAGAAGAGCGGCAAAAGCTAATCGCATTATCTAAAGCCAATCAGGATAAAGAGACACGCGATAAAGTGAATAATGCTG